CGACAATCTGCCTACCCCGACAGTGATGTTCAAGGTAGCTGGCAAGAGAGTGTCTCGTAAGGCTGCATACGAGTTGCTGGCTTAATCAACCAAGGCCCTGCTCAGGTGGGGCCATCAAGGAGACTCACATGGAACACAGCATCAGCAACAACTGGGTGACCATCGATAGCAGCGACATCATGGCTCGTCTGATGTACCTGACCTGCATACGTGACAGGCTCTTGGATGATGACCTCGCTGACTTCGAGGATAGCGATGATGGCATGGAGCTGGCAGCACTGATCAAGGTAGCGATGGAGGGCATTAAGTGCGCTGACTGGAACACCAGCACGGTACTGATCAACGAGGAATACTTCACCGAGTATCTCTATGACCTGACTGATGGCATGACTGGCTTTGGCGATCAGGACTCACGGGTAGAGGACGAGCGTGACAACTACACGGCACTGGACTTCGCTGGGACTACTTATTTCGTTCACAAATAGGAGACTGAGATGAAACAACGGCACTCTAGGATACTGCACTGGGACGACGAGAGAAGCATCGGGAACTCGCTGATCGTTACGCTGGCAGGTGGCTGGAAGTTCTCTGCCGATCCACTGAGCAATGAGCATGTACGTGGGTTCGATACCGTCAAGGAAGCAATGGCAGAAGTACGATCAGCCATACCTTGCGATTGTTGCAAATAATACTTACATTATGCTTGCATTATATTCTGATATGCGTATAATGCATTCCTGTAGCACTGACTGATTCACTTAACTTACTTAGGAGCCTTACCATGAGAACAGCAACTGTACTGAGCAACCAAGACCTGATCCGCATCGCACCATCTGTCTTCGCTGAACACGCACATGAGAGCATGTCCGAGAAGTACGCCTACATCCCAACCATGTCTCTCGTACAGGGACTGCGTGAGGAAGGCTTCCTGCCAGTTCGTGTCGATCAGGCTGGCTCCCGCAAGAAGGATCACGCTGGCTTCGGCAAGCATATGCTCCGGTTCCGCCGTGAGGATCAGCTCGAGAGCCGTGAAGCACGTGAGGTAGTACTGATCAACTCGCACGATGGCAGCTCTGGCTTCCAGCTCATGGCAGGTGTGTACCGTCTGGTCTGCTCCAATGGCCTGATCGCCTACCAGCAGGATTGCCACATCAAGCTGCGTCACACGGGCAATGCCAAGGCCGAGGTAATCGAAGGTGCATACAAGATCATCAATGGCTTCGATGCTGTTACCCAGTCCATCGAGACCATGAAGGCCATCACGCTCTCGGACACGCAGAAGCTGGCATTCGGTAAGGCAGCACTGGCCCTGAAGTACGACGATCCTGACAACTGCGGGTTCTCCCCGGCTCAGATCATTCGTCCTCGCAGGTTCGCTGATGAGAGGTCTGATCTCTGGACAGTGTTCAACGCAGTGCAGGAGAACGTGATCAAGGGCGGTCAGTCTGGCATCAAGACTAATGAGCTCGGTCGTCGCGTCAGAACTTCATCCCGGAAGATCAACGGCATCGACCAGTCCACTGCGCTTAATCGTGGCCTCTGGGTACTCGCTGAGGAGATGGGCAAACTGGTAGCGTAATCAATCAGGGGCTGCTTCCGTGGCCCCATCTAGGAGATTCACATGGACTCAGTAGCACAAGACGCAATAGCCAAGATATTTGAGGATGTGTTCGCTATCGTGAAGAAACAGCAGTCAGACATCGAGCAACTCAAGGAGCTGGCTGCTATTCATACCGATACCATCAGCAAGATGAGCATAGTCATCAAGCATCTCTCGGAGAATAGAGCAGGTTAATCACACGGGCCACTGACTGGGTGGCCCTTCACTCACGGTATAGGAGCCGACAATGACTGACGAACAACTGAGACTGCTGCTGGACACGAAGGATTACCCGGTGGATCGTACCCTGCTGGCTGAAGTGAATGCTATGGAGGAGGAGGAGGAAAAAGGGACGAGTACCTATTCTGACTGACCAAAAAAGGGGCCACTATCTATTGGGGAGATCGGTGGCCATAAAGTCGACTGCTAGAGTTCACGTACCCACTATACCACTACTCCTGCTTCTTGCGTGTGACCTTCTTGACCTTCGTTATCTTCTCTACCCGCTTGCTCATCTCGAGGTTGCTCACGATCTCCATCATCCTCTCGTAGTCACTACGCGATCCACCATCCTTGGACTTGACCTCCTTCTCGTGAGGCTTCCTGTCGCCATAGTCCTTGGGCAGGTACTTGGATGCCAGCCACTTATGGGCCTCCATCCTGATCTTCTGCCATGAGATGTAGGCTGCATCGAAGCTGAAGTTGCCTTGGTTATCTATGATCACATTGGGAACCTCTCTGGCTATGTCCAGTATCTGTGCTGCCAGATGGTGTGCTCCATTAGCTCTGGCCTCACGCACCCGCTTCCCGAAGTCAGGATAGTCCCGCATCCACTTATAGATCAGGCTGGCTGAGGGCATGTTGGGCTCCTCCTCCATCATGGGTAGCGTCTGTCCCTGCTCGAGCCTGTTGAGTATCTCGATCTCGATCTCGGGAGTGAACGCGAACTTCCTGTTGTCCTTGCGCCTACACTTGTCCCTGATCTCCATCTGCTTACGTGCATACTCTTCCTTGAACTCTTGGTTCCTCGCATGCCATGAGACCAGATCGTCCTCGGTAACCTCTCTCTTGTTGCTCTCTTTACGCATATCTTAACTTTCCCTTTGCATTGTCTGAATGTCTGTGATATTCTGATACCCGAACACTACAGTTCACTTAAACGAATCTTATAGGAGATTAACATGACTGAATTATTCATCGTAATTGGCACGATCTTCGTGGTATCACTACTTGCTACACTGTGGATGTACGAGCGTAAGTCCGTGTCCCTGATGAAGCATGAGACCTCAGCTAACAAGTGGTTAGTATGGCACATCAAGCATCCAGTCCCAGTCAGGAACGTCGACATGGCTATTCGCACAATGGAAATGTACTACAACAAGCGGAAGATGTAGAGCTGTTGTATCTTCCGAGCTTTGACTCTGGGAGGTGCAGATGGGTAAGAACCTTGTCAGGAAGTTCAAGGTGCTGGAGATGGGCCGGGACAATCAGCACAAGGAAGTTCAGGCCAAGTATGTCAAGAACAAGGGTGAGCCCAAGCCCAAGGTGCTAGGCCCGAAGTACGAGCTCACCGAGTGGTTCAAGTGGAGTGATGGTATCAAGGTCTGGAGGATACGTGCTCTCCGGGACTTCGATGAGGTCAAGGCCGGGTATCTCGGTGGGTACGTTGAGAGTGAGGCCAATCTCAGCCATGATGGTGACTGCTGGATATCCCAGTATGCCATCGTCAGGGATAAGGCACTGGTCTGTGAGAATGCATGGGCTCTCGATTACTCGATAGTGAGGGACGAGGCCCGGATATGTGGCTCGGCATGCGTGTTCGACAACGTAGTATTGAGGGGCAGGTGTCTCATCAAGGGTAACGTGCAGCTATACAAGAAGGTAGTGGTAGGAGGCAGGGTGCAGCTATGGGGTGATCTTCACTTTGATGATAACCGTACATTGTCTGCCTATTTGAAGACTGAATTCGAGAAAAGGAAGATTAAGAATGAACCTGAACAAACAACAGAAGGCTGAGATAGCGCAACTATTGGAAGGGCTGCTCGACAAGGTGAAGGATGGCCTAAGCGGGGAGAACAAGGAGGAGCTGTGGCGCACCAAAGCCAAGCTCAAGCAGTTGCAGGGTACACGGTACGAGTGCCGGATGGACGATGGCACGTGGACTAAAGGCCAATTCTCGTTCGATGGGCCGGAGGATCGATACAGGGAATGCACCACACCCGTGAAGTACTTCGCTGTACTCGTTCGTGATGAGAAGGGCAATGAGAATGTCGCAGTGAGCAACGTATTCTCATGCATGGATGACTTCCTGCTCTCGATAGCATGTGAGGAGGACATCGTGGTGATCGGTAAGGCTCACGAGCTGAAGGCTGATCGTCATGGATAAGTCACCCGAGAAACTGAAGGACAAGGCACTACGGTTCCTCGGGAAGGCTACACGTTCCGATGGCAATCCAATCAAGATGCCAACGAACGATCTCGACAAGCGGAAGCTGGAAATCCTCTGTGCAGTGGTAGGTCAGGCTATCTGTGAGGAGCATGACTCGACCAGTGACATGATCGCAATCATAGTGGCAATGATGGAGGCTGGTAAGAAGGCTACGGCTATCAATATTGAAGGTGACTTCATCGTGATACCTGAGGCTCTGTGGAGCAAGACAGAGAAGGCCATAGATCAATTCATCCTCAAGAAACGTGGTGAGCTGAGGGCAATGGAATGAGTAACTCAGGGAAAGACAAGATGGAAGCCCGTGTGATCCGCATCTTGAAGGAGGTCACCAGAACTGAGGATCAGGAATTCCTAGTGCCTACCGATCCAGTACAGAAGCGAGGCTTCGATGCCATGTGTTCTGTAGTGAATAATGCGGTACTCGAGGAACATGACTCAGCCAGAGGGATTATCAAGATCATCACAGCCATGCTCGAGACTGGCAAGCCGCGCATCGTCGATGGTGAGATATACGCTGTAGTTCCTGACAAGATATGGCGGTTCACCAATGATGCCGTCACCGAGTTCATCAAGAAGAAGATAGAGGAGCTTAGATAATGAGCGCAAGGGAGCTGCTGCTGCACAAGACGATCAGGCTGATACTGATTGCCGAGGGGAAGGCTATCAATGAGGGCGATATCGAGTTCGTCGCTGCCATGACTGACGCTGAGGGCCAGATGGAGAAGAGCATCAAGCTGGTCGATCTGGCAGTGAAGGATGAGAGGGAGGAACTGCTCCGAATGTTCAAGTTCGTGAGGGACAAGGAGCTGAGTACTGGTACTCCGGAGTACAACAATGGACGCTCGGCTGGGGCTGCAATCTGCTGCTCACTGCTCGAGCTCAGGATGAAAATGGAAGAGGATGGACTGACACTATGAGAACAGATGCAGAAATATTGAATCGTGCAGCAGCAATCAAGGATCGTGACTGGATGGGGACTGAGATGGGTGATCTGATTATCAGGTTGCCATTCAATCTGGCTAAACCATACTTGAATGAGACCGCCAAAGAGGAAGAGTGGACGGTTTGGCCTCGGGATCGTGAATCCATGCTGAAGGAGATGCTGGAGTACATGCCATTCGCTTGGGAGAAAGCCAACAACGGACGTGGCCTCAGTGCAGGTCGGAGCATGTCCCACTACGCTGCATGGGTGTGGCTGGCAGGGGATGACCTCGGAAACTTCCATGACTACGAGTACTACGGCAAGGACAATCTGGTCATGATCTGCGACCACTATGGCTGGGATCACAAGCAATGGGACGATGGGGAAAGGAGTAACGGGTGATGATGACTGCTGAGGAGATATGGGACAAGGCCGGGGAGATGGCTGCTGCTAAGGACAAGGAGATAGTTGATGCAGCAGTCAAGGATGGATTCACAGATGGGATTGCCCTCTGGAATAGCGTAGAGAAGCTCAGGAAGTTCCTCGATATCATGGGACTCAAGGATGGTATCAAGACCGAGAGGCACTACATGGCACAGGTCAAGGATTCAGGAGGCTCTATTGTTACTTGGTCTGCGTCTAGTAGAGAACAGATCATAGAATCTGCACAAGAATATGATTACACAATAATCGGTGAGATCGAGGAAAGGGATGTACCGCTATGAAGATATTCAAGTACAACCTGAACTTCTTGTCGGATAGCATCGTAAGGTTGCCCAGTGTATTCACTATCCTGTCAGTACAGTCTCAGGGTATTGGCTCGGATGTGTCCATGTGGGTGACCTGTGATCCTGACAGTGAGATACATGACAGGAAGTTCTTCGGGCTGGCTACAGGTGATGATCTGCCGGAGGGGATCACGTGGAATGAGTACCTCGGTACTGTGGTGTTATATGGTGGCAAGTTCGTCTGCCATTACTTTGATGGTGGGCCAATGACTTATGGGGATGAACAATGAGCGAGAAACTAGTGAATGATAACTTCAGTGCAAAGATCACGATATCGATGGACAACAATGGCAATACCGGGGTGCAGTTCGAGACTGCTGGCGATACGTTCCAGCCTATCACGATGCTGGGTGCTATCGAGCATGCCAAGGTGCTGTTCATCCAGCAGTACGTCAAGTCCGTGCAACAACCATTACCTGACAACCTGAATTGACTCCATCTACCATCATGGCCTTCCTGAACCTGCATGCCGTGTCTATCGTGCAGATCATCTTCGCCCTGCTGATCTGCTACTTCTTCTGGGCAGCATTCAGTGGGGAGGATGATGATGAGAAGGGCGGCGGAAGTGGCTCAGGATCGCTCTAGGATCGTCGATCAGGTAATTCGGCAGGTAACCATAGCTTGGACAGCAAAAAGGCCGTCAATCGACAGCCTCAGTGCTTCTACTACAAGGGTACTTATACTGGGGTGACTACAGGTGGTGCATCCCCACAAGCCTCATCCTCATCAGCTATCCTGCGTTTACGCTCGGCAACCAACAGGTCAGCCATTGCATAGATTTGTGTAGCTAATGCCTTCTGTGCATCTCCAACTGCTGCGCCATCAGGGATACGTGGCAAGATGCCAGCAGCAATGGCTGTAGCAAAGCCATCTCTCAGCTTACGTCTTTCTTCACGAGTGGTAGTAGTAGGTGTAGGTGTAGGTGTTGGATTAGGCATGTTAAGTCTCCTTGAGTGAAATTGCTGGGAGTCACCAGTCTACCATGCCTAATATGACAGTTATGTGCTCTACCACACATAAAAAAGGGACGAGTCCCTGATAGAATTCCAGCTCCAGATGGGTGGTGGTATTAGAGATGCTTCCTTGTTGGTCATGCTTTCGAGAGCTGCTTGATCAGCACAACTCATCTGGTCAGCCCTCTCCACTCGAAGTCACCCTTGTCCTCCTTGATCACAGGCTCATCCTCCTTGCACGGACACTCGTACCCACTCAAGTGATCCGCCACTGGCCTCCAGAAGTTCCTGACCTTGCCTCCCGGCACATGATTGTCCTCCTCGGCATCAGACATCCCAAACTGCTCGATCACCCAAGCTGCCTCAGCTCCCGTGGCCCTAGTCGAATTGCGGGTGATGCTGACATGGTACAGTGGGCCTAGTGGCATCTCGTCAGGCTGGTCAGTCACCTCCACGGCAGACAACACGAACAGGCCATTCTCGTGAATCCACGGCTCGACAGGGTAGCCCAGTGCTGCAAGCTGGGGAGGACACACCCACCACTTGGCGATCTTCCATCCCTTACCTGTTGGTCGCTTAGGTTGAATGAGTGACTGGATCATTCGTCCCACACCTGAAACCACTCGTTATCGTCCATCACCTCATACTCGAACGTCCCGGCAGTATCTCGCGTCAATCCGATAACGGTTTGCATGTAGGCTCCGGGCGCACGGACTGTCCTGAGTGGAGCATCATCAAATATGGTTCCGGCTGGTATCACTATGTCCTTCATCAGTACGTGTTTCATGTCTTCGGCCTCTTAATCTCTTCCTCGATGTGCTTGTACTCGGCAATGAACCGTCTCAGCTTCTGCTCCATGTCATAGCTCTCGATGAACAGGTTGGCCCTCTGTGCTGCCTCGTACAGTATATCCTTCCCCTCCTTGATCACGGCAGTCATAGCGTATACTCCACCTCGATCACGTCACTGATGATCGTGTAGCCATCCTCTTCCATGATCTTACGCAACTCAGCCTCGTCGTGTCCTGACATCGCTTTCGGACATCCATCTCGTGGACACCATACCATCACCATGTAGTGCTTCCTCTTCTTCGGTAGCTTCTCCAGCCTCTGGTACTCAACTAAGAATCTCCCCAGAAATTCCTCAATAGAACTCTGGGATAGTGGCATCCCTACTGCCTTTGCTGCCTTCAATAAGTTCTCGCGGCTCATGCTACCTCCCGTGCTTGTTGTGCTTGTGATGTCCGTGACCGTGGTGCTTCCTCTCGTAGTACCTCCGGTAGTACATGGAACAGGCCGGGTGATCGTGATACATCCATCCACAGTGCGGAGGTGGGTATGCCACCATCGGCTGCTGGTAGATGATCTGGGGCTGGGGGTAGACGTAGACAGGTTGCCGGGGCATGTTGATCCCGACAGATGTCCCGTATGGCCCAGTGCTAAAGTCGATCTGTGGCTGGTGAGCATGTACCTCCCTCACGGACATCGCATAGCCGCATACGCATGCCGTAATCAGTATCAGTACCCAGTAGAACCATCCCTTCTCTCTCATGATATCTCCTGCGGTATAGTCATCACTACATCACTCTCCCAGTCAGGCTTCTCCCCGGTATTGAAGCTCATGACCACCTGCTCGTCCACGATCACGTCGATCCTGTCATCTCGCTCAAGTAGCCAGTAGCCATCGTAGTCGAACCTCGCCACGAAGTAATCCAGCTTCTCACGATCCTTGCTGCACTGCCTGATGATGTCGTCGATGATAGCCTGATCGGTCTCGCCTATCGAGCGGAGCCATGACTGTATCTTCTGGCGATCAGTGATTGGTAGCTTCATCGCCTGAACGTAGCCTTGAATGGAAGCGAGGGACTCGTCCCTTTATTCTGGTGACCGAAGTCCAGTGAGAGCTGCCTGATCTTCTCCCGGCAAACAGGGCATCCCTCCCACGGCAAGCACTCGCACTTGATCTCGACGTACTTGTCGCCCTTGATCCACTTGCCTCGCTCTATCTCCACGTCACTGCTCCTCTGTCTGTCACATTCAGCCCAGTGTGGGCTAATGCCATCCGGTGTCATTGGATGCCACTTGCCGTTATGCATCACGAACTTGATCTGCTTGCCACATCTCCTGCACGATGTTGTAGCCATTCTATCTCCAGTCTGTATCGTCCCAGTTTCCCTTGCCGTGATTGCATGATTGGCACATTATTTGTAAATTATTGATATCTAACGCTAATTCAGGATGCTTCTTACGACACTTGATATGATCTACATTCATGATCGCACCATTCTCAGGAGTGTCCCCACAGCACTGGCATTTCCTACCGTACTTGATGAGAGCCTTCATCCTGATCTCCCTCCAGTCGTAGCTCTCCAAGAATGCTGGGCTGGCTATGTACAGTGCCTTCTCAGGTGAGATGATCGGCTTCCTTACCCGTGGTGCAATAGGTTTCTTCGGTTCAGCCTTGAAGTCCAGACACTGCTGAAGAGGTATCACCTCAACAGGCCCACTCAAACTCTTGTGATACGGCTTGTCCTTCCACTTCAGCTTCTTCGGCTTCGGTGGTAGAGGTGGACTCAGCAGCATCTTCCCTGTCGTGGCTCTATTCAGACTAAGATAGTCAGCCAAATAGTTCACGCAGTTCATCACTGTATGCTTAGTGAGTGAGTTCTTGCCTAGCAGCAATGCCAACTGAACCCAATTGTGATACGTGATATCTACCGTACATTCAGGCAATCTGGATATGATCTTCCGCGTCTGTAGCAAGGTGTTCCCACCACACAGTATCTTGGTAACTCGCCTACGTGCCAACTGCCCAACCCCTCTCATTACCCGAAACCTCCCCCTACCCCAGTGATCGGAGTATGAGGAGGAGATAGGCTTTACCGCCCTAAGGCGTATCGATGTTAGGGGCCGTTATTATGCCCTCCCCTAATCCCCGGACTTCGGATATTCAACCAGTCCACGACAATCACCAGTATGGAATTGCACCATCGCCACATACCTCGGCATAGTGTGTCATTAGCAGTTCTCTCTCCGGCAACCCTGCATGGGTTCGCTGTTGACGCAGAAGGCACGGATAGAAGTAGTGGACATGAAAAAGCCCCCAGCGAGAGTTCCCCCGCAAGAGGCTTAGTGATTAGCATGACTTCTTGGCGGGTGATCCACTACTCGGATAACTTGGAATCCTGATAGCGGCAACGACTCTCTCGTTACTCCGCCAAGTTATCATCAAGGGTTATCAGCACCTTGAATGAGCGCATCCTATTTCTTGATTCCTCACTTGTCAACATATTTCGTATTATCGAATAATCCCTCTTGACAATCATTCGGAGTAACGTACAATCTCGATTAGCGATTAAGCACTCGCTTAGTCCAAACTAGACATATGGAGACACCATGACTGAAGGAACACCCGCACCAGTATTGACGAACTACGACTTCATCTTTGGGATTGACAAGTCCGGCTCGATGGGGACTGAGGATTGCAAGGGTAAGTCACGCTGGCAGTATGTGCAGGAGACCGCATGCCAGTTCGCACGTGAGATAGCCAAGATCGACAGCGATGGTCTGGGCCTCGTAATGTTCGGTGGCGCACATATCACCAAGGAAGATGGCGTAGATGCCAACCGGATTGCTGAGGCATTCACCAAGAATCGTCCGGGCGGTAGCACTCCACTGGCTGAAGGTCTGACCGCATGCCTCGAGCTGGCTGGCAAGTCTGATAAGAAGGATTTCATCATCATCTTTACCGATGGTGAGCCTGACGACCGTGCTGCTGCCAAGAAGGTGATCATCGACGCTGCCAACAAGCAGGATACTGACGATGCATTGACGATCCTGTTCATTCAGGTGGGCCATGATGCGGCTGCGGGTAAGTATCTCGCGGAGCTTGATGATAATCTCAAGGAGGCCAAGTTCGATATCGTGGATGCCAAGACTCAGGAACAGGCTGAAGCATTCCCAAGCCTTGTTGAACTGATCCTGCATGCAATCAATGACTAAGTAGCTTAACTAGGTGTGGGGATCAGTCCCCACATCGGAGGAGGATCACATGATCGACCTGATACTGCTGGCATTCTGTTTCGGTGTCTTCTATTTCGGCTTCTGGGCTGGCAACAAGTACGGCACTCTGACGAACATGAAGGACAAGATAATTGAGAAGTTTTCTACTAATAAGTGAGAGGTATCTAATGACTATCAACATAGACAATCTAACAATAGGTGAGGCACGTGAGATCGCTGGCATGTTCACCAAGAAGCATCAGGAGGAAGTATCTGACAATGGTGCATGGATACTAGGCAGCTCCTACCTGATCCGCACGGTAACCATGATCAACACTGGCAAGCTGTTCGCAGTGACTCCACACGAGCTGGTGCTGACTGACGCTGCATGGATCGCTGATACCGGACGGTTCGCAGATGCCCTCAAGACTGGCAACTTCAACGAGATTGAGCCATTCCCGGATGGTGTAGTGATCATCGGACGTGGTGCTATCGTGGATGCATGCCCGATCAAGTTCCCACTACCACGGGTGCAGAAGTGAGCGACAAGCTGTTCAAGTACAAGGCATCAAGCTGGATCAAGCCAGCCATTGAACGTTTAGAGATACTCAGTGAATCCGAGAAGATGGTGATGTTACCAAGACGTGGATTCAGCGCGATTATCCATCCTTCAAGAGAGAAGAAGGAATCTGAAGGTGTTAAGTGGTGTGATACATGGCAGGAGGCACACGATTATCTGCGGGAAGGGATCAAGCGGAAGATAGCCATCACATCAGCCCGACTGAATGATCTGGTGGAGGAACAGGCCCACATCAACGAGATGAAGCCTGAATGATCTGCCTAGCACACTATGATGGCTCCAAGTCCGAATCGGCTACGTTATCGACCTATTCGTCCACCTGTCGTACCGGATCGTGGTATGGGCAGTGGAGCTACTCGTGGTGCAAGTCAACAATGGATGGTAGAGCACGTGTCAATTCTGAGTGCAGGTCGAAGTGGAATGGTATTAGCTTCTCGCAAATGATAGGGGTGAATAGATGACTGAACCAACAGGACGCGCCAAGGGAGGGCTGGCCCGTGCAGCCAAACTGACCCCGGAGAGACGCAAGGAGATTGCTAGTCAGGCCGTAGCTATCCGATGGTCTAAGACGAGGGTACAGACAGCGAAGATACCAAAGCCTGAGATATACGGGATCAGGTTCGATCCGATGATCAAGTATCTGGCAGAGATCGCAGCAAGGAAGGAGCATCGGACACTAGCTAATTTCATCCAGTTCACATTAGTACAGGCACTCGAGCAGGTTAAGTTAGGCCACGGTACTGTGATGAGTGAGAGCTATAAGCTGTGGGATATCGATGAGCATGATCGGCTCAAGAAGCTGGCGAAGTACTACCCGGAGCTGGTGACGTTCGAGGAGAGGGAATTACTACAGGACAATATTGAAGGAGTGGAATGATGGCTAAGATTGCAGGGATAGTCGACCTCAATGACTATGATGGATGGGTAGCATCACGACCACCAGCAGTGCAGAAGGTGATCAAGAAGTACCCTCCGGACACGCTATACAGGCTGAAGACTACCGATCAGATTGTGACCATCTACTCGTATAGTGAGGATGGGACAGTGACCGTGGATATTACTCATGACCTCAACCCGCACAAGCCAGCAGGTCTGACGGTATTCGGTATCGATCCTGCTGATCTGGTGGAATGCGACATCCCGGAGTATGCCAAGCACCTGTACGAGACGCTGCATTGAACACTTCATTGATGTATCGGCGCAGTGTAGTCAGCATCATCAGGTCATTTTGTGGTGCAGGGGATGATGACAATGGCTATACCGGATCGGTATCGATGAGCAAGATGAACTGTATCGGTCACTCATGGTGCGAGACTAGGAATATGTTCCGGACTAACTTCTCGTGCATGAGAGTTGATCTAATGATGGTCAGGACGCGATCCAAGACATCGAGGTACGTGAAATGATGGCAACCACCATGTGCAGGGGGTGCATGAACCATGACAACAGCTTCTCGTGGATGCAGTCAGGATCAGGGAAGATGCTGCTATCCGATATCAGCAGCAGGTCTAACTGTTGTACCCGCTCGTACACTGAGACCAACAATGGGCTGACCATCTACTCCATCATGGCAGCTAAGAGCACTTCACACAGGGCGAGGTCATTTTTAGGGTAGGACGACGAATGAGAGCATCAATAATGAGACGAGCATATGAACGTACTAGCAGAGGATCGGGTACAGGATGCCGAACGGGTTTCTGGAAAACCGAATCGGTTTCGAGATCACGCACGGCTAAGATATCAACCTCGTACTCGTGGATGATTTCATCCTCCCTCAACAGGTCATCATCAGGTAATACAACATGTTCTCGATACCAGTACTGAAGCGAGGGCATGACATAGCAGGAACACGCATCTACTCGAGCTGTGGGTGCGGTAGCTGGCAGAAGGGTAGCTCGTGGTGCAAGTCTAGGAATGGGTTCAGGTCACGCTCTCATGGTGATCATGGGCCTGTCTCGAGGCCGTACTGGTCAATAATGCTGAAGCCACTGGAGGACTTATCGTGATCGCATTGAGGATGGTACTTCTACTCATCCTGATGTATGTAGTCTGCTTGTCACTGTCGATGATTGGATATGTAGCAATAACAATGTATCTCTTATAGGAGCCTTACCATGATATTTTACAAGTTACTCTTGTCGTTCCTGTTCTTCATCATCACGCTGCCTATGCTGCTCGTGGGCCTCATGTGGGTAGCCAAGCTATTCGGTGCTTGGCAATGAAGTACCAGCATGCATTCCCACTGCCATTCGAGGACATCTCAGGCCGGGTAGACAACGGCATGAAGATGATTGACTACATCGCGTTTCAGGTGCTCCCATCGATCATCCTGTGCGATCCCAACAAGACCATGAGCCTGAGAGATGTCGCTGCTGAGGCTTACGATCTGGCTGAGGAGGTAATGGACGAACGTAGGCGTAGAGCTATCACGTGAGTGCAGTCATGATGTGTGTCATTCCAAGTAAGTCCAAGTGCTGGGTTGGTGGTAGCTCATATGGCAGAACGCGATCATTCTCACGTGCCAGCCTATGGCAGTACAGCAACTCAACTTGCCGACATTACACATGGCCCTGCAATCTTATGCGTAGGAGTACATGCAGATGAGTGCAGCAGTCATCAAGGTGGGATATGTGATGGCAACAACAGCCCGAAAGTCTAGGTGTGGGGCGCGATGGGATAGTAGTGGTGTTCCATATTCAGTAATGAGGAACATCAATAACAGAAGGACAGCCAATTCATTCTCGTGGACTAATATAGCTACTCACCGATGGCTTTCACATCCGATCCGGTCAATCTATTGGGGCAAGAAATGAGTGCAGCTACTCTCAGGACAGGGTATGAAATGATGTACCGCAAGATATCCAAGTGTGTGGCCTCCCGGTTCAAATGGGGTAGGTCATGCTCATTCATCTCTATCGGGCATCTGACATATGCAAGGTCAGCCTCTGTCTCATCCAAGCGCAGGGTGAAGTCCGAGTGTGGCCTGTGTGTGATCTACATATGAGTGCAGCCATAGTCAGATCAGCATTCGACAATCAGCACAGGCCATCCAACGATACCAATATGTCAGGGTGCAGGACGAGAAGAGATGGCTGGTGTCGCATGTACTCTATCTGTCGCGCTGTAGGTGGGATCAATGCCAGATCATGGTGCAGATGTGTGACAGGGCCGCGCAATATATCTATCACATGGAATCCGATATGAACGCAGCAGTCAGTAGGCAAGGGTACTTCTTCGCCAAGATGAGGCTTTACTCCAGATGTCGGGCATCCTCAGAGCGAGTAGGTAGCTCTCTCTCATCAGGCAGAACACGATCCGTAATAGTGAGTGGGCCAGAATTCTTCATACATGGACATGCCCAATCATACCCAGACAGATCGAGGATCAGGAAATGGTAGCTGCCGCTCTACGCACAGGTCACGACTACACTAAGGTTAAATCCTATTGCAAGGGTAGTCATGGGTACAGGCTGATATCCCGTATCTACTGGATGGCAGATGATCGATCATGGTGTCACGCCAAAAATTATGGAATCATCCGGTCATTCCATCATTCAAGGGTGCAATGGTAATGGCTCGACTACTGGCAGTATTCATCTTCGTCAACACCAGATTCATGGCCCAGTTCGGTGTCTACATCATGTTCAGTGGGATGCTGGCTGCAACTGATATCGAGCTATTCTCACTGAGATACTGGATACTTCTGGCTGGCTTCATCATCTTGATGACCTTCCACGATTGGGCAATAACCAACTACAAATAAGGGACGAGTACCTATTCAATATAGTGCATATAATTGTTGCACATTATTCGGATTAACGTATAATAGCTCCTGTCACTTAACCACTAAGGAGCACTGCAATGACGTTGACGAAATTGAAGTCCAAGATATCTGCCAGCATGGACGTACTGACCATCGACCAGAAGGTTGGCATAGCCCTGAATACCGCAGTAGTAGAGGTGGTATTGACTGACATGGTCAAGCAATCAACAGACATCACTGTGATCACCAATCCAGCAGGATACAAGCAAGCTCAGACTGCCCGGATCGCGCTACGTGATCAACGCTGCCTGATCGAGAAGATCGGCAAGGCTGCTCGTGATGAGGCCCAGAAGTTCTCCAAGGCAGTGATCGCTGAGGAGCGTAGGCTGATCGCTATCATCGAGCCCGAGGAGAAGCGGCTCCAAGCTGTGCAGGACGAATTCGACGCTATCAAGGAGGCTGAGAAGACCGCTGCCCTGACTGCCGAGAAGCTACGGGTAGAGAACCATCAGCACCTGATCATGAGCATCCGGAACTCACCACTGGAGTACGTGAACAAGACTGCCGATGAGATCAGGGCTCAGATCAAGGCCCTCGAGAGCATCGATATCTCCAAGCTGGAGGAATATACCGACATGGCTGAGGATGCCCTGCACTGTGCATTCGAGAAGCTGGATGAGATGGTGAAGATCGCGCTAACCAGAGAGGATGATGCTCGTAAGTCTGCTGAACAGGCCACTGAGATCGAGGCACTGAAGGCTCAATTGGCTGAAGCTACTGCCAAGCCAGTAATACATGAGGAGAAGTCAACCCGCATGCAAGTAGCTGAGTCCAAGTTAGCCAGCTTCCTGAATGAGTACCGCGATATCAAGGTGTTCGATACCATCAATGCTGCGATTGAAGTGTACTTCGAGACTGCTGACTAGGCTCGGTCTAGGCTCTCCCTAGGCTCGTCTTGATGGGGTGGTTTCCGAGAGTTAACCATCTCCAGCATCCCACGCCTGAGCAGCTTCTCCACGGCAAGTATCCCCTCAGACTGGTGAAGGTCATTGGCATCAGAACCCTCTTTAGATGGGTGAACATATGGCAATCCTGACTTCTCCGCTGCAACCCTGCCAGCCTCATCATTATCAGCCACTACGATAGCGTTATCCTTGATGTAATTGGCGACCGCTGGGATGTTCACGGTACTGAAGCACACGATCACGAGCACTGGATTATAGAAGCTCCTCGCGGCTTCGATGATACTGAGCCCTGTTCCGTACCCTTCGCAGAGTACCCGCATACCCTGAGCATTCTTGTTGCCCATCTTGAATACCGATCCCTTGGCCCTACCGCCGTGCATGAACTTCTTCAGGCCATACTCATCGATGGATTGGACGCTGTTGAGCTTGTTGGTGACGATGTCGCGCATGGGTACTAGCAGGAGACCTCGATTGACGAAGCCAATCCTGTTCGGGAAGCCCTTCTTGGCGAGATACGGGTGTGGCTTCATCTCTGACTCCTGAAGCAGTGCAGCAGCCTCCACAGCACCCCGCTTGTATCGCTCCTCCTTGGCCTTGGATGACTCGGCTATGAGCAGTGCCATGTCCTGCCTGAGCCTGAGGTTAGCTGGACTGTTCCATGCCTCGCTACCCCTGTCCGGATGGCATGCACACTCGGTCATAGTGGCCCAGTTAATCAATGCGCCGAACTTCCCATCGTGGATGTACGAGCCATTGTAATGACCACGCTTGTCCATTGTATCGACCCGATGCCACTCATCGTCACAGATGACCCTGTTGATGATCAGCCCGTGGAACCTGCCCAGTTCTATGAACTCGTTCAAATAAGCCTCCCTTGCCTCTCAGACTGTTCCTTCTCCCGCTTCTTCTTCTTGTGCCACCTGATCATGTTGTAGGTGATCATTCCCCTGACCTCAGGGCTCGGCACGATATCCTGTGTAGCCATCACCCTGTACGGAGGCAGGTTCTTGGGCCACTCCTTGTACATCTGCTTATAGTGGGACAGCGAGAAGTTCTCAGCTATCTTGTGGTCACCCTTGAGGTTGTAGGCATGGACACATATCTCACCCCACACCTTGCGCCTGTCCTGCATCCACGGGTGCTTGGTATGCTGGCTACTATGAACCGCTACCTCCTCGGAAACTCCCGGCACATTTATCACGTGACTTTTCTTGACAGGACGCACATGACCACAACTCGGGCATATCGGGGCCATCGTCACGAATCCGCATGAGAAGCACTGGCTGACCTCCTTCTCCTCCTTGGTCTTCTCCTTCCGGACTACGGTATCGTAGGACTTCGCACCCAGCTTGTGGACACCATTGGCGTACACCTCCTGCATGTCCTCGTGGAACCTGTGGATGTTCCCTGCATGATCGAGCCATAGCGCGTAATCCTTGCCGGGGAATGGCCTCATCACACGACCTGCACTCTGTATCACACCCGAGAGTGACGTTCTGTACGGTCGCGCACCTATCCCGATCTTGATGTCAGGCACGTCGAACCCCTTGGCGAGAGCCTCACATGAGATGAGCCCCACGATCTCCGAGTCAGGCTTCCGGAACTCCTCGATCAGCATGCGTCTACGCTTGTCGTCCCGATCCTTGTAGCTGATCTGCTGGAAGTTGAATCCCATGTCATGGAACCCGGCACACAGCTCCGCACCATGAGCCACTGATACCGAGAACCCGAGCGACTTCTCAGCCTTGCCGAAGTGAGTCCGAGTCTGGTGCATCCACTCCTCGACCACATCCCCCACGATCTTCAGGCTCTCACGCTCCATGCCCTTGTCCTCCCACTCGCCGTCACGTTTGGTCTTGACCCCAGTCATGTTGACCTCGGTGGCAGCGTAGTACTTGACCGGAACCAGCCAGCCCAGTTCAATCAGCGCGTCAGTGGTGATGGCATTGACTATGTTGGTGTACGAATCTCCCATCCACTCAGGGAACGGGGTAGCAGTCAGGCCGATCACATAGATGTCTGGATTGGCGCAGTAATCACGGGCCAATGTCGAGAATGTGTGGCACTCGTCGATGATCACGAGCTTGGGCTCACGGTACTCCATCTCGCTCTGCTTCCGGGGACGACCCTTGCGTCTGGTAGCCGTCTGGGTAGAGACCACCTGAATGTTCTCCCACGGTCTCACACGCTGATGGTCACCCTGAATGACACCATGAGGTATCCCGTAGAAGTCCAGCATCTTGGAGGTCTGATCCACCAGTGCGATCCGGTCACACAGGAAGTGAGCTGATGTCCCTCGCTTGTGAGCCTCAGCCAGCAAGCAACATGCTACGACCGTCTTCCCTCCACCTGTTGGTAGTACTAATACCTGTGAGTGATACCCTCCCCTGATCCCATCCCTGAGGCTATCGAAGCTCCTCTTCTGGTAGTCCCGTAACTTCTCGAAGTCCATGTCCCATCTCCTATACCGATTTACCTGCACCATTTGGTATCGCCAATATCCCCTTGCCCTTCTTGGCCTTCTCCTTCAGCGTCTTCAGCTCATAGTTCAGTCGACTATGCTTGCGCTGCCAGTCATTACGAGCCCAGATGAGAGAGTCGACACGGGCATGTAGCTCCATGATCTGCTTAGCCTGTGTATCCGTGCTCTCAGCATCCTTGTATCGCTTCAGCTCCTTGCTGACAGCTTCATACTCGACAACCAGTGCATCGTACCGCCCCAGCAATTCATCGTACTCGAGCTTCAGCACCCGAGGCTTACCTGACTTATTCGTACCCTTGACCCACTTCGAGTCCTTGCTCTGCTCTACCGCTGCCAATTGCACCTCAGGCGGCAACTTGGAGATACGTGCTGCCTCGGTGACACCCATCTTCCCATCGACCACTGCTTGCTTCACCTCCGGAGTCCCGAGCTTGACCACTGTCCGAGCCCGAGTCATGGTCTTCTCATCCACCCCGGCTAGTACCGCTGCTGCCTTACGGGACATAGGCTTCTCTGCTACGGCTACAGCAACACTTGCAGCACTCTCACGGGGAGCAGGAGGCACTGGCTTGCCCTTCTGCCACTCACTCAGGAGGGCGATTGAGTAGGCCCTCTGTGCGCCATCCATATTCCTTCGGTGGAGGTTCTTCGACATCACTGTTGCTACTGGATCATTCCCCTCGAAGTCGAGCATGGGTGGTAGCGGCATCTGTAGCTGGCAGAGAGCCACGTACCTATGCCACCCATCCATAATCATGCCCTCGTACAGCACGATCTTCTCCTTGACACCATGCCTTCTGATGTCAGCCTTCAATTCCTCAAACGCTTCGGTCTCCATTGATGGGAATGCAGCACTCAATGGATGCCTAAGATACGTCCTGTTCATTCGCTATTACTCCTTTAGGTTGATATGTCTTGATACGATCCTTGTTGACCGCAGCTTGTAGCTTGGCCTCCTTCTTCTTGCGCTTCAGTGCTTCTGCTTCCTCAATTGCCTTGACCTCAGGCCATATCTTCTCCCAGACATCAGGGAAGAGCTTCTGCCTGTTCCATCTACCCGCTGTAGCCATCTCGATCTGGTATGCCAGAACGATCAACTTGGCCTCAGGAATCCGGTTCAACTTGCGCCAGTCAGACACGGTAGACCACGCTGAATTGCACAGTGCAGCAGTCTTCGATGTCCCTCCCAGCATGTCGATGATCTCGGATGGTGTTAGAGTTAATTCCATTATTCCCCCTTATGATTACCTTGACATTGTATTCGAGTTAGCGAATAATTACTACTGTTTCGCGTACATCCATTAAACCACGAAAGGGACAGCATGACAGCAGACGAGATTGGGGGCATGGCAGCTTGCACTCAGAGGGACTTGGACGACCTCGACAGACAGGCCATGAGAGAGATGAATATATACCAGCGCATCAACGCGATCCGGAAGGAGGTCAGGTACGTCCAGAAGGTCACGAAGGTTAAGGCCGGAGAGGGGACATATCTCGCCGTGACTCACGATACTGTGACTGCCAAGATCAGGGATCACCTCATCGAATACGGGATCATCTGTGTGCCTACCTTGATGGGATCAGCCTCACACGCGGTAGGCATCATGGGCAAGCAAGCCAGATACGATGCCACTTACAAGTTCACATTCATCAATTCAGACAAGCCATCTGAGTCCATCGAGATCGTGATGGAGGCTCACGCTATGGACACTCAGGACAAGGCTCCCGGCAAGGCCCTCTCATACGCCAAGAAGTACGCCATCCTCAAGCTGTTCGAGATCGAGTCTGGGGACAAGGAGGAAGAGCGCATAGAGGAGGAGCCTGATACTGACCTCGTGAATGAGGAGCAGGTAGCTGATATGAGGAGGCTGATCACTGCATCCAAGACAGAGGGAGCCAAATTCCTGCGCTACTACAAGGTGAATTCGCTGGAGGAGATGACCATAGCTGGCTACAAGAGAGGCATGGCATCACTCAGGGAGCGCGAGAAGAACATGCTGGACGAGGCTAAGGTGACATCATGAGATCAGCATTTCCTAATGGCGCACAGATATATGGCGGTATGACCATGCTCGAGTACTACGCAGCAGAGGCCATGAAGTCGTTCATAACTGAGTATGGTGGCAAGATAAACACCTGTGATATGGCGGCTATTGCTCATGACTCATTCGATATGGCAAAGGCTATGCTAACTGAGGCTGAGAGGAGGATGAAGACATGAGCGACCAAGAGAGAGTACCCAAGGTCAAGATTACCTTGATCCTGTATGAGGATGGCTATTCACGGGTAAAGATGGAGTCTAGTGATGGCGGTAAGTTCGACAAGCGGGATGCACTATACCTGTTGAATGTTGCTACCGATAAGTTGATAGCGCAAGAAACATATACTTGTCAGGAGGGTACATGAGCGACTCAAATATGTCACTGACGGACGATGAGATGGACAAGCTCAGGAAGACAACCACAGGCCGGGAATGGGGTGATGTCTGCGATGAGATCAAGAGGGTTCGTGATGGTCAGTACCCGCACGACTGGTTCAGGAAGGTGCTGGCATCCGGGCTGCTCCATGAGCTACAGCAGAAGTGGGTGGAAGCATGAGCAAGCCTGAGACGATAGAGGAGAGGACGTACAGGCTATTCATGGCTGCTGGTAATACTGCTGCCGATAAGAATGGCAAGACTGGTAGCTGGAATGCCTTGAAGATGTCATTCGAAGAGTGTCTCAGTACGGCGGTATTCACCTGCATATGTGACGTGGTTGAGCTGGCAGTGGCTGAGGAGAAGAAGATCAGTGATGCCAACTTCAAGAGCATGGTTAATCAGCTCGATGCATCCACCAAGCGCATGATCAAGTCATCCGAGGAATACATAGCCATACTCCTCAGGGACACGGAGATCGCGTCCAAGGAAGCCTATCAGCGAGGGTATGAAGCAGGTCTCGCAGCCATCAATCCATCCTTGGTACACTGACATGATGACTCCTGTTGATGAAGTAGGGGAGATGGTCTACAGGCTGATGAAGACTGACTCCGAGATGAGGAAGGTCGTTCCGCCTATCCCGCAATATGAGCTAATGAAGAACACACCAATCTTCATCGCCATATGCATGACCGTCAAGCTGGCACTGGAGGAAGATCGGAAGATACGATGCCAGTAAGGTCACCTGAGTGGTTCGCTCGTAGGCTCGGCAAGCTCACGGGCAGCAAGATAGCCAATGCGATGAGGAACGGCAAGGGTACTGCTGAATCGGTCACCCGGAACAAGCTCATACGTCAACTGGTATTCGAGCGTCTCACTGGTACGTCTCAGGAGAAGGACATCAGCCACCTGCCAGCTATCCAGTGGGGTATTGAACAGGAACCCGAGGCGATCAGGCTGCTGGAGTACCTGCACGACTATGTGGTCACGCCTACCGATACGACCGAGCACCCGATCATAGCGATGGCTGCGGCGACACCTGATGGACTGCTTCAGGGTGGTGGTGTGCTCGAGGTCAAGTCACCCAATACCGACACGCACATGAGCTATATTGAGAATCCTGTCATACCTCCTGACTATCGTAAGCAGATGCTGTGGGAGATGGCCTGTAGCGGCAAGGAGTGGGGCAAGTTCGCCTCATTCGATCCACGGATGGAGAGCTACAAGAACAAGCTGCTGATCATCCCGCTGGAGCCCAAGCTGTCTGAGATCAGGGAGCTGGAGGAGCGAGGTCAGGAGTTCCTGCATGAGGTAGCGGTAATGACCAAGTGGTACAGGGAGCGGTAATTAGGGACTCGTCCCTTTTCTTCCTGCCGTGTCGACGGCACAGAGGTTGTCCTGAGTTTTGCATATTCGTGAATAGCCAACGCTGAATCCAATCTTGTTGGCATAGCGCGAGGTCAATGGGATCAGGGCGTAAAGTAGAAATCCCAGCGACCTAACCTTTCACCTTCGCAATCGCAAGAAGGTTCCGAAAATTGGAGAGCGAAGGCAGATCGGACAGACGGTCACTTACATTACGGGGAATCGTCCCCACTTACCAAGGAGAGCATGATGATCAGACCTATTACAGACACAATACGAGTCATATCTGGTGGTGAGTTCCTAGATGAAGCAAGCGATCAACTGAATGAGCTCGTGACAGCGATCTCGGAGCGAGGCGGATCGGGCAAGGTGACACTGACCATATCGGTCAAGAAGGCTACCCGTGGTGGTGCTATGCATGTTACCGGGAAGACCATGCTTACCAAGCCAGCAGACCTGCCACATGAGGTACTCCTGTTCGCTACACCCGAGGGCAATCTGGTAGCTGATGACCCGAGCCAGATGAAGCTAGACCTGCAACAGATTGAGCCAGCATCTACCGTGCTGAGAAGCATCCAGTCGTAATACCAACAACATACTTAGGAGCGATTCATGGGAATACCAGACGTAGATGGACAGAACCTAGCGCAGACACTGGCTAAGGAGATGAAGCAGCCAACACGGATCGAGACGCACAGTGAGCACGTGTCTCGCATAGCCACACCTGAAGGCTGGACAATCAAGGATTACGACGATGAGAAGTATCATGCAACCCCGCGCCGGAAGATGGGGACTGTAGGACTGCTGGACGTGGATAGCTTCATCAACTACGTCAAGCGACATAACATAGCCAAGGACACATCAATCTGGTGCAATGCCGACTACTTCAACGGGAAGGTCAGCTTCACAGCTATCCTGAATGACCACGGTGCTAGTGCAGATGCGCCAGCATGGAGAGACCACCTAGCCATATTCTCACCAGCATTCTCTACCGAGTGGTTCAGGTGGAAGGAGAAGAACAAGACCTCATTCACACAGGCTGAGTTCGCTACATTCGTCGAGGATAACCTCAAGGACATCGTGAAGGTGGGTGAGAGCCCAAGTGGTGGTCAGATGCTTGAGATGGCACTGGACTTCGAAGCCAATCAGGAGAAGCGGTTCAAGTCAGCGATCCGGCTCCAGAGCGGTACAGTGAACATGCAGTTCGTTGATAGCGAGGATGCCCAGACGATCTCCAAGATGCAGATGTTCGAGCGATTCACTATCGGGATACCTGTCTTCTGGGGTGGCGATCCTTACCAAGTTGATGCTCGGCTACGCTACCGCCAGAGGGATGGCAAGCTCACATTCCACTACGAGCTGATCAGGCTGGACAAGGTGCTCGAGGCCGCTACCAAGACAATGATCGCCAAGGTGAACGATGCACTGAAGCTCCCATTCTTCTTCGGGAATCCATTCGCTAAGTAACAGGTGACCACTACAACATTTAACAAGGTAGGTGAATATTATGAGTGTTAACAAGGTCATACTAGTAGGGCGGCTAACCAGAGATGTAGACCTAAGGAGCCTGAAGAATGGTGACTCGGTAGCCAATGCATCACTGGCGACTAGCGAAAAGTGGACGGACAAGAGCGGGGAGAAGCAGGAGAAGGCTGAGTTTCACAACCTGATCTTCTTCCGGCAGCTTGCAGACTTGGCAGCTAAGTATCTCGTCAAGGGTTCACAGATATACGTTGAGGGCAAGCTGGCTACACGGAAGTACGAGAAGGAAGGGGTGGAGCGGTATACTACCGAGATCATAGTGAACGACATGAAGTTCCTGTCCAGTGGCAAGAAAAAGGAGGATGAAGCCGGAGCAGCACCACCTAAGGCAACACCTCCACCTAAGCCAGTACAGAACTTCGACAACTTCGACGATGACATACCGTTCTAATTCATGTACTTAGATGCAGATAGAGAAGTGGAATGACCTGATATGCGCGACACTGGTAGGGACTAGTTCCTCTCACCCGATGTCGATGGCTGCTGTACTTGAGACTCACAGAGACGCTGGCCTTACCTCCAGTGTCTTGACTGAGATAGTGCTCAAGCTGATGACCGACAAGCGGGTGTGCTTCGCTCGGACGTTCAAGAATGGAGAGTGGCAGGATCAGCTCTACACGGCAGGGATAGACATACAGGATAGGCGCATACCGTCCAGCAGGGAGCACACACCACATCCCACCAAGAAGCCTGTCCGGAAGTGCTTGACCTGCACCAAGATACTGCCTGACTATCGGTTCGAGTTCGGATCACGCAGATGTATGGTGTGTGTCGAGCGCATCAAGACCGAGAAGTACGCGAAGCACAACGTCAAGAAGTGCATCACGTGCAAGGAGACCAAGGCCATGACTGACTACGACATCGAGCGATCCTATCGTAGGTGTAACCAGTGCGTGTCCAGACACAAGTAAGCTGATTGATTGTACTATGCGGCATTCCGACTTGATTACTAAGACGAATGCTGGCAGAACTGGTAACGGAACAGACGTGGAGCAGCTTCGATGAGCTGGACAGGATCGCTCTCATCGCACATACCGAATGGCTCATGGAGGCTCATGGCTACCAGATACCTCCACCTCTCGAGCAGGACTGGCTCATCTGGATGCTGCTGGCAGGACGTGGCTCCGGCAAGACCCGTAGTGCTGTCGAGGCCGTATGGTGGTGGTGCTGGAAGAATCCCAACTGGCGGTATCTCGTGCTGGCTCCGACATCTAATGACATCAAGCACACCTGCTTCGAGGGCGAGTCTGGCCTGATCGCTGTCATCCCACCTGAACTCATCGAGTCATACAACAAGCAGGATCACCAGATCATATTGATGAACGGCAGCTCCATCCGAGGTATCTCAGGCGACTCCTACGAGCGGCTCCGTGGCCCACAGTGGCATGGCTGCTGGGCTGATGAGCTGGCTGCATTCAACTATCTCGATGAAGGTCAGGCTTGGGACATGATGAACATGGGGCTCCGTCTTGGGCCATCTCCTCGGGTGATCGTAACCACTACACCACGGAACAAGGACTTGATCGTGGAGCTGGTGGATCGTGAGGGTGATGATGTCATCATAGATCGGGCTACTTCCTACGCCAACATAGAGAACCTGTCCCCCACATTCTCCAAGCAGCTCGAGCGGTACAAGGGTACTCAGCTCTACAATCAGGAGGTCTTGGGCGAGATCATCGATCTGGAGGAGGGCAAGGTCGTCAGTCGCAGCATGTTCCGGCTATGGCCTCACGACAGGGAATTCCCCGAGTTCGAGTACATCGTCCAAGCCTACGACTGTGCCTTTACCGAGAAGCTCTACAATGATCCTACGGCGATGACCACGTGGGGAGTGTTCAAGCCACTGGATGGCCCAACGTCGATCATGCTCATAGACTGCTGGGAGGAGCACCTCACTTTCCCCAACCTGAAGCCCAAGGTAATCGAGGAATTCGGTGTGCTCTACGGCTCAGGCACGACAGCCAAGCGACCGGACATCATACTGGTCGAGGACAAGGCCGCTGGGATATCGCTCATACAGGAACTTCAGAAGGCTTACCTCCCGGTCAGAGGCTGGAACCCCGGACGAGCTGACAAGATGCAGAGGCTCCAGATAGCTGCCTCCGTATTCATCACCGGACGTGTCTGGCTACCTGAGAGTGCCAACAAGCGAGGCTACGTGAAGAGCTGGGCAGAGGGATTCCTCAGTCAACTGTGCTCATTCCCTGACTGCACTCGGGATGACTACGTGGACAGTGCATCGATGGCGATCCGGTTCCTCTCGGACAATGGCTGGATCGAGCTGAACCCAAGGCCCTATGATCCTGACGAAGAGTACGTCGACGAGTACAAGCCTCGAGTCAATCCCTACGCCGTATGATCCACAGGAAGAAGGCTATCATCGCGCTAGACCTTGGCCTCAATACAGGCTGGGCGATCTTCAACCATGAGGGGATCATGTCAGGCCATGAGAACTTCGACGTGGCCCGTGGTGTCCATCGCTGCTACTCGTTCATGCACTATGCCTTCTGGCTGGCTGAGATGCTCGACAAGTTCAAGATCACGCACCTGTACTACGAGGAGGTGGTGAGTCATGCCGGGAGTCGGGCAGCACACGTCTACGGCTCATTCGAGACCACTACCGAGCTTGAAGCATGCATAAGGGGAATCGTCCCTACTGGGATAGGCGTGACCACCATCAAGAAGTTCGCCACCAGCAATGGGCATGCCGACAAGCCAATGATGATCCGCGCAGCACAGCAGCACAACCCAAGCATTACTTCGGATAATGAGGCAGATGCATTCCATCTATTACGGTACGCGATGCAAAACACTGAATAGCAGAGTATTATTACGGGAACTCAGAATGGAGCATCCCGCATGGCCTCCGACAATCCCTTCAGTAACGATCCACGACCATCCCTCCTCGAGTCTGCACTGGCTGGTGCTGACCGATCCAGCATCGAAGAATCACCCCTAGAAGTTCAGGCTGAGATGGCCTTGAAGCGTAGAGACATCCCCGCGTATATTGAGCTACAGGCTCGAAGGATGGGCAAGACTGGTATCGAGAACATCAGTCAGTACGGTCGTGACGTGCAGCGCAAGCCTATTGAGTCAGCTCTGGACTT